GATTGAACTCCCGAAGTACGATTGGAGCATAGTATGTTTCATAGGTTATCAGCCAACTGATGCCGATGAAATATGCCATGCTCTTTCTGATATTGGCTGCAACGGAAATCCGTTATCGGAAGCATATAAGCATCTGTCTTTATCGAGTGGAGATAGGGGGCTTACTTATTCCAACCTAGCTGAAAGAAGGAGTGTGCTTGCCATTGGGGAGTGTGAATCTGATGGCAGCATCATTAATACAATAGGTCATGAGCTTCTTCATGTTGTAGCGCATATCTGTGAGCAGGATGAAATAAATATGCTGAGCGAGGAACCATGCTATATGATGGGTAGTCTGTGCGAGAAGTTCTTTGATGTTTCGAGTGTTAATAATGTTAATTGATAGAGACGAACCGAAATAATTAGTTATCTTTGCATCAATAAAACATTCAAACTTATGAAGAAGAAAATTATATTTTATATTATAGGCATACTTGGCTGCATCATCATTGATGCTGTATTTGTTGCAACAGCAATCCATCATGAAGCACCAGTTTCTGATTATATCCTTATGGGTATATTCCTACCTATTGTTGATATTGCGTTTCTTGCTTTTGGTAGTTTATGCTTAAAGAAGTCAGGAAATGAGTGCTTGGTTATCAAACTTCCTGAAGCAGTAGATGATGATAGTCTGCCTAAGTTGAAATAGGAACAGAAAACTTGAAGAGGAAATACAAGAAAAGGGAGTGCTAAGCAACACTCCCTTCTTCTTTATATGGTTTACTCCCCATACTTCGGCTCCTCATACACAAGACCATGCTCATCTACGTAAGCCTTGGCTTCTGGGTATGTGTCAAACTCTACGGCGGTGGCATTCACTGCTGGGAATACCTCAGCATTGTCACCTTCTTCTGTAAGAGGGAACACCATCTTGGTTCCCTCATGTACTACCTTATACTTCTTTGTTAACTTATTCATATATTATTTCCTTTCTTTACTTTGATGTTATACTTACGATACTTTATGCAGGAGTGATTGAGACTGTGTAACCCTTGGACTGCAAAGTCTGTACTGCTGCATCTGATGTTGAGGTGCGAGTGCCTATAACGTCTATGATTTTTAGAATAGAAGCCGTGGATGGAGTTTGACATTTCGCTTGGTCTTGAAGCATTTTGTCAATGTTGTCTATTTTTGGTTGTCCTTCTATAGACATAATGCAGGATGTTGAAGGTCTCTCTGACCAAGTTAAAGTTGAAGGTTTTCCTGTATTTGTCATAAATGTAATAAAACTGAGTACTGGGGAAAGAGCTGCACAATCTCCATAAAAACTACCGTTTTTAAGCCAAAGTGTTTCTAGCGAAGTAAGAGGTTTGAGTGCAGAAACATCTCCTCTAAGATTTGATGTCATTAAAGTCCTCAACGATGTTAATGCTTTCAATGAAGCTATATCTCCAGTTAAGTTTGAACCAAATGTTTGCAATAATTGCAAGGAAGATAGATTCTTCAACGAACCAATATCACCATTTACATTTTTAAGGTTTGCCATATTTAAATTAGCAAGAAACGTAAGATTTTTAAGAGAATCAATATCTCCGATTATATTCTCTGATGAAATTCTTAATGTTGTTAAGAGTGTACTATATTCAATCTGGTCAAGATATACAGTTTTGTTTTTTACAGAATTATCAGAGCCTGATTCTTCAGCAAACAAAGACAATATAGTCAAAGAATACTTATCAGGAATGGATATATAAAAGTCTCCATTAGACGCATAGATATAATTCAATGAATTAGGCAAGATGCTAAGTGTTTTACCTTTGTTTTCAGTCAGAGTTTTATCTGTAAAATACCCATTACCGACAATCTTCAAAGTAATAGGCTTTGCAGATTGGAGTGTAATACCCTGAGTTTTATTTGATGGGGCTGAAACTGAGTTAAACTCAATTCTCATTTCTCCCAACTTTAGCAGTTTATCTGTATTAACCGAACCACTTAATTTTGTTACTAAACATTTTCCCATAATAATTTTATTTAATATTAAACATTTCTATTATAATGATAAACAGAATCCATATTTTTTACGTTTTCCTTTATCCATTTTTCTGCACGATAGATACTATCTACGTGTCCAAATTTAGATATAGGGGAGTAATCACTTATTGAATGAGGAACATTAGTACTTATAGCACTTGTTGCTTTCAGGCATCTAAACTTATAGAATCCTGCAATTTCATTCAATCCAAAAGATACTTCATCACCAATATTATACGAATGTGTTGCATCAAAGGTTTCAGATGTGTCTGTTTGCAGATTACCAGAACTATCCTTTACGAGTTCCCAATATTTGCTTCTAACAGTACTATTAGAAATACATGGGCAGAAATACCATTTCTTATATTCTTCTTTATAAAAGGTAGTACCTATTCTCATTGTCCAATCCTTCAACATGGAAAAGATATGTTCATAGGAAATAATTCCCAGTTTTGCCAATTCACTATATCTGTTTTCCATTTCTGATGAATAGTATTCAACAACATATCCATTTGGTTTTCCAATTGAAGTATTAACATGAGTAGTAGGAACCTTTCTTATATAATATATATCACCACCAAAAGACATATCTGTATCATACAGACCAACCCACCACTTAACTCCATCATACGTAAACCATTGCCAGTTTTTACCAAAACCGTCATAATTGTAAATAAGGTCTGACAGAATCATATAATCTATCATATTTTCCTTATCGAAATACTTCTCGTAAATACTTTTTAGAGTGCTTAAATCCTCTTCTGATTTACTTGATGCCTCATAAATGGCTCTTGCTTTTTTGATAGTTGGCATGGCATCAGCAAAGTCTTGAATATACTTCTTAACTTCGGCAGTCATTTGAAGAGATTTTTTGATTTTGCTGTCTATAGCTTTACCATCTGGCAGTTTTCCTGCCTCTATCCAAGCATTCACCTCAGCTTCTCCAGCTATCTCTTCCTGCTTGACATCAGCATCATATTTATTTCCTCCAATAGCATAGAGTCCTTTTGGATTTCTGATTTCAAACATTTCCCAGTTGATTTTGTTCCTGCCATTAAAGAGGGTTGCTTCATAAATATCCCCATCCAAATGAACGTGTTTGGCATTTGACTTATTCATGTGATAATTGTCACGGTGCTTTTTCAACTGAAAAGAAAAGACTCCGTAGAATGCTCCATTAAGATATACGGCAACAGGAAAACCATCAGGGAAACATCTGGCACCTGTATCTGTAAGAAGTTCATATTCTCCTACATAAGGATTTTCAAAACTCTTGGTAGTAGTACCTATAGCAGACATATCAATCAGTGCTTTCTTCCAAGGTCTATCATACATGTTGCCTCTAGTTTTGACTATCTGATTATATAATTTATATGCTACAGCACCAACTCCTTTGAAGAAATCTGTATGATATGCCTTTAAATGAAAACTATCTTGTGGAATCCAATCACCTATCCTAATCTTAGGAGTCTCATCACCAATCCACTCATCATCACAAATATCCATTGAAACATTTTTCTTTGACCATCCCATTGTGGAGTTTCCTTGTGCATTGAGTATAGCGTGTTTCTTGAAATAGTTTCCCTGCATATCCCAAAACTCCAAGAATGCCTCCTTGTTGTCTTGTTTGGTTGTAGGCATGGAATCTATGTTTGTGACATTGATAATTGCAAAGCGTGGCTCTGGTATCTGTATGAAACTACTTTCGCTCCAATCAACAGGTGTCTTTACATCAAAACCATTTGCTTTCAAAGCATCTTGGATATTGTTTACACTATTGCCGTGAAGATTGAGATTTGAAACATCAAGGTTTGTAATTTCCATATCGTGCTCATGCTTTTTGCCATTAGCATCACGATATGACATTACCTTTCTGTCTGCATCTAAAGTAATCTCTGTCCTTCCTTCTGGGTCTTCAATATGCTCAAACTCTTCAGGGATAGTTTCAGACTTGGCATTATAAATATAGTGACTGCCATCAGGATTTGTTGCAGAAAGAACCCTTCCATCTGTATCTTTCTCTACTGCAAGATACTCAGGATTCTCCTGTAAAGAGAAAATATCAAGAAGTTCTTTGAGATTGGTATCTATTGTACCTACCTTCTCCTGCAATGATGCAAGGTCTGATTGAAGCTGAGAGATAACTTGCTTCAATGCATTGACTGCGTGAATTTCACCAACGATTTGTCCGTCTCTTCTAAGACCAAGTACTACTTTATCGTCAGTAGTAACCCAAGCAGCAAAAAATTCCTCGTTCTGAATGACGTGATACATTTCATTGAGTGGATAATATGGCTCACCAGTTGCTCTGTAGAAACCAAACAGAACCTTATCATCTGAATCCACTATAGCTTTGAGAAATTCTTCATTCTCAATTATTCTAAAACACTCTTTTACTTCATTTTCAATGAGAGACTTGCCTTCCTCTTTGTCAACCTTGCTTTCCTGCAAAGCAGTAATGCTTGCCATCAGCTCTTCTTTTACACTGTTGATAGCTTCTGTAAGGTCTGTATTATCCTGCTGGCATTGGTTGATAATTTCTTGTAACTTGGCTCTGATTGGTGAAGGAACACCCTTGCCCCATTCAATGGAACCATCAAGCTGGATTCCAAACAAGAAGTGTTCTTCTGCATCTACTATTACCTTGATAAACTCTAGAGATTCAATCTCACGGAATGGAAGAGCAAACTGGGAGACTACCTTATCCTTGGAATCACCAAACTCTTGGGTTATGTTCTCCTTGTCGAATTTCTTATCAAGTTCTGTAGCTACCTCTGACTTCTCTGCCTTGGCTTCAATGATAGCATCTTGCGCTTTGTTCTTAGCTGCAAGTTCATCAATGGCTCCTTGGGCAGTGATAGCAGTCATACCACTAGTCTCATTGTTATAAGAGACAGCATTGGCAGTAGATGCTCCACCTGAGACGGTGATGTCTTTGATGGCATCCTCCAACTGATGGGTCTTGTCACCTATCTGCTGCAAGTTCTCTTTGTCTCCATCAAGAAACACTTGCTTAGCAGAGGCAATCTTACCCTTCTTGGTCTTGGCTAGAAGCTCGTCTGTTAAATTTATACTCATATTATATAATCTTTATACGTTTATGATATTACTAAATTCCATGTAGCTGCGGTGAGAGGATTGGCGGTTCTGTATGCCTTGAAACTGCCTAGATTATTTGTGATAGTCTGAGGAGCAGCAAGGGTTACACCGAATCCTGCACTGGTTACATGGGCGATGGAGAGATAACTAGGTACTACTAGCCAGATGTAATCATTATCCTTGGTTGTTACTTTTGGATTGAATGATACTCCTGTTGTTGATACCCTACTGAGCGTATTGAGGATTTCAGCGGTCATGGTGGCTGCTGGGTTTCCTCCAAAGTAGCAGAGGTAGCGAGACTGTGATGTGTTCTTGCCAGTTCTGCCTTTCTTGGTTACTGCAAACTTAAAGATTTCTCTTGCTCCTTCGATTGGGGTGGATAGGGTTCCACCTGATGATGGAGTGGTTGAGATATTCTTTGCGGCATTGTCGTTAATCTGCTTACTGATGATGGAAGTATCAGGTACAAGGGGCTTGTTGTCGCTTGAAACAGAATAGCGAACCTCTGTCTGCATCGTACCTACATTCGGGGTGATGGTGAAGCCTAAGATGATTGGATATACCGTATCATTCAGCTTGGCTAGATTCTCATCAACGTCCTGAATCATTTCTACAAGTTCATCAGGAAGACCAGTTGCAGATTCTATCGCCTTACGAAGCTCAGGGTCTAGTTTTTCCTTTTTCAACGTACCATCTGCAATCTTATCATTGGTGATAGACTTTCTTGCTACCTTTTCCGTTGTTACTGACTCGTTGGCGAAATGTTTGGATTCCAAGGATGCCTCACGGACTACTCTACCATCTACAGACTGGTCACCCAGCTTCGGATTGGTTACAGCCTTCTCTTCAACCTTCTCGGTAGTGACGGCTCCATTCTGAATCTTTTCTGTGATAACAGCACCATTCAGAATTTTGTCGTAAGAAACGGAATCCTGAGATAGTTTGGAATTATCTACAGAGTGTTCTGCCAATTTCTCATTGGTGATAGCATTGTCGGCAATTTGCGTAGTTCCGAGTTGGTCGGTCTTGTTGACCTTCTCGTCAAGAAGCTCCTTGGTGGATTTACCCGAACTCTCATCCTTGACATATCTGGTGTATGTCAAGGTCTCGTCGGCTGCTCCACTTACGAGCGTGTTGTTGTAAACGGTTTCTTTTGCCATATTACTTTAATTTCGTGTTATATATATATTCTCCTGCTTTCAACTCATCAGTCCAGTAATAGTAAATATCGCCTACCTTGGTGGAGTAGAGGGATGCGGTGAGTCCTGACTGATAGAACTCTACTGGAACACGGCTAGCGAACCAGATGTATGGCTTTTCCTTTGTCGTTGTGATATTGATAGACTTATCTACAATATCTCCTTCAACCTTTTCAAGGTCTTCAATGTTGAACTGGCACATGTTCTTTGCAGCGGTGGCTCCACAATAGTAGATGTTATCGTCACCGTTAGCCATAATGCTGACGTAACCTGACACGGCTGGAATCTCAATCTTTCCGTCCTTGTAAACGTCTCTTGTGATGTCAACACCATCCATGACTACCTTAACCATTCCGATATTGAAACCTTCGGCTGGAGTAAGCGTTGTCTCGAACTTCTCACCTAACTTCAATGTAGCTGGAGTGTTGGAGAGTGTAATATCGTCAAGAGAATAAACGAAGGTGCAATCAGACTGATTCTTTGTGACCATGTAGTAGCGAAGGTCGAACATGCCAACCGTCTCGCCCTGAAAGACTCCACAAGGAACCTTCACCCTTTTGTTGGTCTCAATAATCTGCAAGATGTTTCGCTCAACACTCTTCATCGCATAACCCTCATAAGTCCATGAAACGGCTACATTGTAGTTGCCTACTCCTAGGGTGGCTGGGATATTGCATACAAGCACATTATGCTCGATACCACCGATGGACGTTGGCACGATGATGGAATCATCGAAACAGCATTGCAGTTCCACCTTGATGTCAGATGCCTGAGTCATATCGAAGTCAACCAGCCGATTGAACTCCTTAGACATATCCATCTTCCTTACCAAGATATGGAGATTGAAAGCGTTGCCTTGTACTATTTTATAAATCATATTTTGATACACATTATTAATAATATAGCGCAAAGATAGGCAGAATTTTCTCTACCTATCCTTTATCCGTTAACACTTGAATAGAAAAACTTTAGATTAAGCCTTTCCAGCGTAGGAATTTGCGCTTTCGGCTGAGTTTTCCCTTCTTACTCTTGCAGTTGGTATGATAGACACAATCACGGAAGAGGTCTCTAACCTTCATGTCTTTATCTACCAGCTTTGTCTTCTTGAACGCTTCAAAATAGGAGCGGTTCATAATCATCAAGTTGCCCTTCTGCGTAGGAAGGACATAGAAGATGTCACCGTGGTTCTTCTTTGCTGCGAGGTCAGCCTTAGCCGTAGCTTGGTGATACATGATTTCGCACTTGATGCGCTTGAAAATGTTTTTTACTTTCATAATCGTAATTATTATTGTTTGAAACTATATGATGGTTGCTGCCGAAACAGAAACCTTTCTTCTCATTACTCTTGCCTGATATTGAATCATCTTTGGCATTTCCATTTCATTGAAACAGATGTGAAGTCCGATGGCTCTGGTCATGAGCAAATCATCGTGCTTTCCGTCGATGGCTCCGTATGCTCCGTTCTTCTTACGCTCGTAGGTAAGGAACTCATTCAGGCATCGTTGGTCACGCTCAACGTATAGATGCTCTCTGACTACCTGAACCAAAACAGAGATAACCATTGGCTTGGTTGCCACATTGGTATGGAATCCGTACTTGCGTGGAAGACCTTCCTTGATGTCAGCTTCGCTCTGCTTGCGTGCATAGAGATTATCGTACTCATCCTTTATTTGATTCAGGATGAACTCAGACTGGTCACCACCTTCCAAGATGTGCTCCTTGTCTTTCGTCTCCAAGGTGTTGGATTCAATCACCAATAGGGCATTGTCGTAGTACTTGGCTATCTGAGCTGCCTTCCATGCCAGCAAGTCCATATCTATGTGTCCGTACCATTGGGCTACCACGTATGGTTTGCCGCCTTCTATCATCCAATATCGGTCGAAGACACAGATAACAGACCAGTCTGCCTTACTACCTCTACCGCCAATATCCACGACAACCAGATAGCGGTTTGTGACCTTGCAATCGTCAAAGTACTCTGGCTTGCTCCATATCCACAACTGCCCAGTCTTGTCTTCTGTGAATCGAACATTCTGTAGGCACTTCTTGCCCTTATATCCGTCTCCATACACATCACCGATGAACTTAGGTGCTCGGCAACCTTTCTTGAACTGGTCAACCTTCTCTTCTGCAAATACCTTGGCTCCTGAGTGCTTAAAGGCCTCTACTGGGTCAGAAGGGAATCCGCTAGCCATATCGCCATGGTCAGTGAACTTCTTGCGCTCCATGATATACCAGTTGAGAGCTTCCAAAGGTGCTCCCATCTGCCACAACTTCCAAAGGTAGGTAACTGGCTCCTCACGATTAGACATCGTGTTGGTGTTGTTGCGGTTGTCGTACAACCATTTTGCGAACTCCTCTTTCTGTTTCTTACTCTCGAAGTCAAGATGGTATAGGTCGTAAATCTCGAACCAAGGTACGAAGAACGGCTCAAATACCGATTCTCCTGCTTCTGCTGCCAACCACTCCTGATGGAAGAAGTTTCCAGTACCATTTGCGGTTGATTCATATACTATCATCGTGTATGGTCTGTAGAGTACACCATTGGTCGCATTCTGTACAACTTCCTCAGGAGACTTGCCTTCCGTCTTCTCCCACAATCCCACCTCGGAACAATGGATAAGGTTGTAGTCTTCACCATTGGCAGAAGTTGGTTTCTGCATGGAACCCACCTTGATTTTGCAGAATCTCTGAGGAACCTTCTTGACGTTACCTGATGTTCCGAATCCTACAAACTTAGGCTCGTTCTCGGTATATGCTTCTCCCATTTCATGCAGGAACTTGACTGGGAACATCTTCAATGCTTCATCAAACATTCCTCGGATGGTTTCTGCGGTGTCCTTGACCTGAGCCACGATGAGCGAATTGAGTCCCTTCTGCCACATGAGTTGCAGCCAAAGGAAGTACATCTGAATAACCGTTGAACCTCCCCATTGTCGGGCTTTCAGCAGGATGAGACGGATAGGGCGATTCTTCTTTCTTCGCTCCTCCAGCCACCTGAGCAGTCTGCGCTGTGGTCTTCTGAGCACAAAGCGGAAGGGAAGACCTCCACCTTTCGGCTTGATATAGATGAATACGGCAAAGAAGAAGAATGGGTCATGTTTCATTCTGATGCGAGTAAACTGCTCCACCAGTTGTTCCATTTCCTCCTCCTCGTTGTACGGCTCATCTATATCCTTGTGCAGTTCCTCGATTACCGCCTTGCAACTACCCAATTCAATAAGCATCTTGACGAGCGGAATCTTCTTCATTGATATAGGAAGGTTCTGTTTCTGAATCGGGTAATCGGGCAGGAAGAGCAGGAATCGCTTATCTCCACAACCTTCACCCTTGACAGGATTGAAAGGTGTGTTGATTTCCTTGATGCGTTTCTCGTTCTCCGTAAGGATGGATTTGTAGTGCTTGGCTAGTGCATCGGTTACTGGCTTGGTGGCGGTTACTTGTCTTGGCATAGCGGTGCATTTAGATAACCCCACAACAAACCTAGTACATAGCAGTAGATGTGGACTCCAACAGCCATGCAGGGAATGAAGATTCCGATACTGATATAGAGTAAGATGATGGTATTGTATCTTACCTTTTTATTAACGTAAGGGGCGATGAACCCCATATAAGCATAGATAAAACCGCTGAGACCAATGATTGGTACGGAGGATTGGGATGGATAGCTGATAGCGATTAGATAGAATGCGACCATGTGACCGATGCCACAAGGTATGGCTCGATAACACTGATGGAAAACATAAAGGTTGATGGCGGCATGGAAGACGTTCTGATGAAAGAACGGATAACTGATGCGCTGCCAAAGAGTGCAGCCATCCGACAAGCCCATGCCATCATACCCGAGAAAAGTGATACACATTATTATAATGTACCCTGCATAAAGCGCAATCTTCTCTTTCGCTCCTCGTTGCATCTTTTCTTCTCCTCCTTTCTCACCCTATAAAGTATAACGTGCATGGTTTGCGGAGTAAGATAGAAGCTGGGTGCTGGCTCGTAGCATACACGTTTGATAATATCCATCTTGGACAAGTGTGGATATTGCTTTCTGTAATTCTTGAATCTTCTGAAAATTTCCTGATACATTGCCCTTCGGGTAGGTATCATATAATCAATGGATTTTCCCAACAATAAGTCTAATATGACTATATAAGTACGGTCTTCTGAAACCCAAAATCTACTGCTCGGATACTGGGATAGCTTTTCCTCAATATCTGAGAGTGTTATATTGTCTCCTGTCGTAAGTATCTCACGATAAGCCCTCAATATATCAGCATCACGTTCTTCTTTAAAATCACACCGTGAATCCTTATATTTCATATCTGACGCTGCAAATATACTAAAAATAACCGAATTAGTCGTATTAGAATAACAATAATTAACGGATAAAGTATAAATTAGCCGAAAAAGCATTAATTTTGGGCATTGATTTATCAATTAATACATATATATATGCCAGATAATACAAATATTGAACAGAATGCTGGTGCTGCCAAGCAGCAGGAAACGAAGACCAAGAGAGACTTGGCTTTGGAGCGTTTGAAGACCCGCCACCCCGACACGGAGTATGCGGACGATGAAGCTATGTATGGTGCAATCAACGATGATTATGATGCTGACCAGAAGGCTTTGCAGGGTTACAAGGATAATGAGAAGGCGATGGGCGACTGGTTGGGTAGTGACCCTGAGGCGGCTACCTTCCTGAAAGCGATGAAGGAAGGTAAAAGTCCTTATGCCGAGTTGATTCGTACACATGGCGAGGATGCCATTGATTACTATTCTGACCCTGACAATGCGGATGAGATTGCATCGGCTCAGTCGGAGTTCTTGCAGAATGCTGCCAACGGCAAGAAGTTGCAGGAGGAGTATGACAAGAACATGCCTTCCAGCTATGAAGTCTTCGACAAATTGGAAGAGAAGTATGGCGAGGAAGCGGTGAACAATGCTATCGACCAATGTTTTCAGACTATGCGCAATGTGGTGACTGGCAAGTTTACTGAGGAAATGATTACTGCGTTCATCAAGGCAAAGAATCATGATACCGATGTGGCTGATGCTGCCCATGAGGGTGAGGTTCGTGGTAAGAACAGCAAGCACGTCAAGAACCTTGAACTGAGAAAGAAGGGTGATGGTACTGCTGACCTTGATTCTGCCAATGCAGAGACCAAGCAGACGGATAACCAGCCTGACCTTGGTGCCGTGGGCAGGGTATCACGAAGGGGTAACGTCTGGGAGCGTGGCAACGAGAAGAGAACACACATTCGATAATTCGACAAGGTGAAAAGATAATATATAATGTTTAATTAATATTCAGAATAACAATGAAGAAAAGTACATTTAATCGGCTGCTTTCCATTTTCCTGATGGTTATGGCAGTTATTTTTGGAGTGAATGGGCAGGTTATCATGGCTGAAGCGGCTCTTCCTGATGGCGGTAGTAGCGAGAGTGGTTCTGCTGCTGAGGCTGGTGGTACTCCTGCTGCTGGTGAGGCTGGCAATGGTGGTGCTGGACGTCAGAGTAAAGGTATTGCGAGCGAGACTCAGGGACGTGAGCACTTTAACGAGAATGGCACGGAGTATTATCTGAACGACATTGATGAGAAGATTACCAAGATTCGCCCGATGGCTACTCCAGTTGACCAGATTTCACGCTATGCGACAACCAAGTCTGCCGACTCGTTTGTAGTTGAGTATTGGAGTATCGGTACACGTCCTATCAAGACAACCGTGAAGGAAGCAACAGTGGAGAGTACTGGTACATCTATGACATTGAAGGTAGAAGACCCTACCATGTTTACGCTGGATGATACCATCCGAGTGGTAGGTGTTAAGGCGATTACCAACTATAAGGGTGTTGCTTATTCAACCATTACTGATGCTCCTACTCCTGATTTGGAACTTTGCGTTTGCGGTAAAGATACAGAGGGCTACCCGATTGTATATGCCGTAAATGGTAAGTTGATTAACAAGCAGGCTATCGGTATTCCAGCCTTGAAGAAGGGTCAGAAGCTCATCCGTATGGCTAAGAGTTGTGGTGAAATGGACGTTCAGACAGGTCGTTTCAACAACCTTCCTGCATCTGAGATTCAGTATTGTCAGAACTTCATGATTCAGGTAGAGCAGACTACCTTCGACAAGATTGCTGCTAAGCGAGTAGATTGGGATTTCTCAGACATTGAGGAGGATAGTATCTATGATATGCGTCTTGCTATGGAGGGTACTTATCTCTTCGGTGATATGGCTTGTATCAAGCATGAAATCAAGGATGGTTCTGCCCAGTGGTTTACCAAGGGTATCTGGTGGATGGCTGGTAAGGACATCGAGGTAGGTCATGTTGCTACTGCTGACGATATTAAGAAGGGTTACAACAAGAACGAGCGAGTGATTACAGACTTGGAGTTGGTTGATATTTCCAAGGACTTGTTTGTGGGTACTGGTATCGGCAACAAACGCAAGGTGATTATTGCTGGTTCTGACTTTGTGAGTGCATTCAGTAAGATTGATTCTGACAAGTTCCGCTTGAAGGACACCGTTGATATTTGGAAGTTGAAGTTCAAGAGTTGGGAGACCGACTTTGGTGAGGTGCTGATGATTCACTCAGAGTTGTTCGACCTCTTCGGCATGAGTGACTGCGGCTTTGCCCTTGACCCTGAGTTCTTGGTTAAGCGAGTACACTTGTCTTGGACACGAAACGTGCTCGACTTGAAGGCGGCTGGCATCCGTAACACCGATGCAGTAGTTATTCAGGAGGTAGCTTGTCTGTACTTGAAGTACCCTAAGGCACACGCTCGTATGCGCCTTGCTGCGGTTCCTTCAGCAGAGGGCACTTCTGAAACTGGCGAGAACAAGGACAGCAAGTAGAATTGCAAATTTATTCATCAAATAGTGAGGGGTGTGGGCACTTGCCCCATCCCTTTTTTAGTAACACATATATATAATAAGGTATAATCATGTTTAATAAATATCAAGCAGGTACTGATTTGGCATTCAGCGTTATGGTAGGTAATGAGCGAATGCGCATTGTCTTTGAGGGTAAGAGTACGGGCAGCAGTGTCTATATGACAAGAGACCCAAAGGTACAGAAGGCTATCGAGTCTCATTATTGGTTCAACGACAAGTTCTTCTTGGTGGAGAGTATTGACGAGAAGAAGGAAGCTGCGGAAGCCAAGAAGAAGGCTGCTGCCAAGGCAAAGAAGAAAGTGGCTGACGAGAAGAAGACCCACGTAGTGACAGACGTTGAGGATGCCAAGGACTATCTGGCTGAGACCTATGGTGTGAGCCGTTCCAAGATGAAGACCAAGGAAGACATCTTGGCTATTGCCAAGGAAAAGGGTGTTGAACTAGAAGGACTGGAGTAATATGGATAGTTATGCGGTTGAAGGTTTGGTTAGGGAAATCAAAAATATACTTGACCGTAACCAAGAAAATGCAGAGTTGATACCAACGGATTCCGATACGCTCTCTCAGGGTGAGATTATCAAGAGCAAGTTGGTTGACGCAACGAAACTGATAGAGTCCAATGCTCCATTGCAGATGTTATCAGGCTATTCTTACAAGGACAATGGCAGCTTACGGATGGAGGCTAACAACGGCATGTATGTTGGTAAGGTTCCGCTTCCAAGGGACTTGTTGCGCTTATTGAGTGTTAGGATGTCTGGATGGGAGAGACCTGCTAAGATAATTTCTGAGTTGGACGATGAGTATGGTTGGCAGAGCAATCGTTTTGGAGTCCGTGGAAATCCTCAACGTCCAATCGCTGCCGTGGTTCAAAGCAATGGTGACTTACAATTGGAGCTATATACTTGCAAGACTGCTACGGAAACGCTCAACTGTACATACATACCTATTCCTTATATAGACAACGGTGTCATATTCATGTGCAAGAAATTGAAGGAGTCAATTCTTTATATGGCTGCATCTTTGGTTTGTACGACACTTGGTGATACTGATACAGCTTCAAGTTTGAAGTCCGCGGCATTTGAACTTGCCAACATAACAGAACATTTTAAAACACAATAATCATGGCAAAGAAAAATGATAAGGCTAAGTTGATGTCGCTGAGCAAGGTGGTGGATAGAGATGAACTTGATACCGTCAAGCAGAGTTTCAAACACTACGACCAGCCCTATGAACGAGCGTATGCTGTCCTGCTGGAGGCTCAGCGATACTACAATAACATGGATAACTTCCGAAAGCGAAGATTACGAAATAAGCGATACTGCTATGGAGACCAGTGGGGAGATACCATTGAGTTCAAAAGTAAGTGTGGCTTTAAAAAGCGTATCAGGGAGGAAGACTATATCCGTGAGCAGGGTAGCGAGCCATTAAAGAACAACCTTATCAGAAGATTGGTGAAGAATGTGCTGGGTGTATATCGCTCCCAGAGCAAGGAACCAACCTGTAACGCCAGAGATAAGGATGAGAAACGATATGGTGAGACCATGAGCGTGGTGCTGCAATGCAGCCGACAACTGAACCGAGAGGCGGAACTGGATGCCCGAACCATGGAAGAGTTCCTGATAAGCGGTGCTGCTATCTATAAGAAAAAGTATGGATGGCGAAGAGGTAGGTTGGATTGCTGGACGGACTACGTGAACCCGAACAATTTCTTCATAGATAATAATATGAGGGATTTCCGTGGTTGGGACGTGAGTTGTTTGGGCGAGGTGCATGACATCACCATCGGCAACGTACTGAGAGAGTTTGCCAAGTCTCCTGCTGAGGCTCGTAAGTTGAAGGAGATATACAGGTTGGCGGCTAACCGTGATTTCGTGATTGCTGACTGCACCCAGCGATTCGGTGAGTTCGACCCTAAGACCATCGACTTCATGAATCCTGCAAACCCTTCGCTCTGCCGAGTGATTGAGGTTTGGCGCAAGGAGAGTAAACCGAGATACCGATGTCACGACTACAACAATGGCGATGATTTCAAGATTGATATTGAGGATAAGGCTGATATTGTAGATGCCGAGAATGCGGACAGAAGACAGAGAGGATTGGCTGCTGGCATGGTGGAAGATGATATTCCTCTGATTGAAGCTGAGTGGTTCATGGATGATTACTGGCATTTCTACTACCTTTCTCCTTTCGGTGATATTCTGAGAGAAGGCGAGACCCCTTATGCTCATGGTGAGCATCCATACTGCTTCAAGTTCTATCCGTTTATAGATGGTGAGATTCACAGTTTCGTGGAAGATGTGATTGACCAGCAGAGATATGTTAACCGACTTATCACGATGTACGACTTCATTATGCGTGCAAGTGCCAAGGGTGTACTTCTGTGCCCTGAGGATTGTCTGCCTGACGATATGAGTTGGGATGATTTCTGCGATGAGTGGAGTAGGTTTAACGGTGTGGTGAGATACAAGCCAAACAAGAGCGGTGAGGTTCCTCAGCAAGTGGCGAACAACTCAACGAATATCGGTATTGGTGATTTGCTCAGTTATCAGTTGAAGTTCTTCGAGGATATATCAGGAGTAAATGGTGCTCTACAAGGAAAGCCAGGAGTTTCAGGAACGAGCGGTTCGCTCTATGCCCAGCAGACTCAGAATGCCACCATGTCGCTGCTTGATATATTGGAGAGTTTCAGCCAGTTTATCATTGATGGTGCTTACAAGACCGTGAAGAATATGCAGCAGTACTATGATGTGGCTCGCAACTTCAATATTGTGGGCAGGGCAGGGCAGATTGTGCGCTATGACCCTAAGAAGATACGAGACGTTGAGTTTGACATCAATATCACGGAAAGTACGGCTACACCTGTTTATAGGCAGATGGCAAATGAGTTCCTTATGACCTTGTGGCAAGCCCAAGCTATCACGCTGGAGCAGTTGTTGCAGGTGGGCGATTTTCCTTTTGGTGAGGAGTTGCTGCAATCCGTGGCATCCAATCAGCAAGCTATGGAGAATGGTGAGGTTCCGCAAGGGTTCTCTCCTCAGTTGCAGGCACAAGTGGCTCAGGCTTCACAGAGCAATCCTAAGGCTCAGGCGATGTTGCAGCAGATGATGAGTGGTCAAGGAGTGAATCCTGACGGGCAGACTCCACCACTGGCGGCATAATGTATGATTAATAATTTATAATTTATAATTTACAATTTATAATTATGATAGCAGACAAACCAAGCGACAAGAAATGGTATGGCAATGGGAAACCTGATGCCAGCCAAGGTAATAACCCTAACAAGGGTATTGCTACGGAGACCCAAGGGAGGGAAGACAATCCCGACCTTTACGAAAATGACGTGCTCGGCAAGGTGTCGAAACGCAAGAAAAACGACATCTGGACGAGGGGCGGAGAGAAGAGAACTAAATTTAAGGACGAATAAAGAAAGGAGGTGTTTTTATCGTAACTGTATTTATATGAAAAACAGATAGATACAGAAATATCTACGAGTTTATGGTGCTGCGTTACAGATATTCGTATCTTTGCAGCATCATAAACTTTTAATTTTATATATTATGGATTTTGTAAGTTTCGTGGATATGTATCAGCAGGAAATGAGTCCTGAACAAATGTTGAGTATAGCCAAGGCTATGGGTAAGTATCTCTCATATAAGTTGAGCGATGTGGAGGTGCATCATCTTTGTGCGATGGTGTATGGTGTATTGAGCGAAGAACATTTCGATAAGCACTTTGCCGATGATGCTATCAAGAAGATGTGGTATGAGGATGCTGACGGAACTAAGCACATGGCTCCTTTCTTCTCGGATGAGGAAATAAGAGAAGCCTTTGACCAGCATCAGGATGATATTTCTGACTATACCATCTATGACTTGGCGGTAACTATGAATCTGCTGAGGAGCGACCATCATCTGCTGCTGGAGCGATATAGCAAGGATGCAGACGAATTGAAGGAAATGGTGGTTATGATGGCTATCGAGTATCTGCAAGACCCTGATTGCTTGCATCCAACAAGCAAAATATGGCACACTATTAACGGATAAAGTGACTATATGGGAATCATTTCTTATCTTTGCATATTATTAATAATATATAAAGATAAGTTATGACTCCAAACGTACGTGAAGGATTGCAATATGGCACAGCTATTGGAATGGTGGTGAGCGGCATCGTCCTTGCCTTCCTATCATTCTTCTTGAATAACTATGTGATTTCGGATGGTGTACTCTGGTACATCAGCCAAGCATTGGTTTACTCTGGAGCAATATTCGGAGTAAACGTTTATTTTAAGACCAAGTTGGGTAATTTTGAGAGTAAGGTGAAGGACGAACTCGCAAATATGTTGAAACAAGTAAAGGAAAGCAAATAATATGAAGGTAACAAGAGAACAGATTTTGGCGATTATGCCGAATGCGAAGGCTAAGGTGGATGCTTTTCTGCCTTACATCAATGGTTATGCAGATACGTATCAAATAGACACTCCTAAGCGCATGGCTCATTTCTTGGCTCAGATAGCGCATGAGAGCGGTGAACTGAGATATACCAAGGAACTCGGCAACAAGAACTATTTCCACAAGTATGATGTGGGCAAGTTGAAGAATATGCTGGGCAACCTAAAGGATGGTGACGGCTACAAGTACCGTGGCAGGGGCTTGATTCAGATTACTGGCAGAGCCAACTATCAGGCTTTTCAAAATAGCAAGCAAGTGACTGATGATATAATGGAGCATCCTGAAATATTGGAGCAGCCCCGTTATGCTACCAAGAGTGCTATGTGGTGGTGGTGGAAACACGGCTTGAACAAACTGGCTGATAGTGATAGTTTTCTTGCTATTACCAAGACAATTAATGGTGGTACTTACGGCTTAGAGCATAGACGCAAGTACTTGAAGAGAGCATTGGTAGCACTCAAAGTGTAGGCTTATGAAGAAGTGGTACGATACTGATTTTTGGCAACTCCTGATATATGTTTTGGGTATGTTGCTGATAGCTTTTCTTCTGTCGGGATGCAAGACAAAATACGTCCCGATGGAAAAAGTTATATGTCGGGACTTAGTAAAACACGATACGCTGCATACTTCTGACAGCGTTTTCGTGCGTGATTCCGTATATCTCAGACAGAAGGGAGATACTTGTTTTCTTGACCGATGGCATGAGAAGACCACCTATAAAAATGTGTATAAGGTGAAGGTGGATTCCTTCTTGAAAAGAGATTCCATCCCAGTGCCCTATCCAGTAGAGAAGGAGTTATCCAAGTGGGAGCAGTTTCAGTTGAAATATGCTATCTGGTCATTTGGAGCACTCTGTGTCTTGCTAGTCGTTTTAGGTTATAAACTATATAAAAAGATAAAGAATGGCAGACTTAATAATTACAATCAAGAGAAGTGACGTGTATGAGGAGGTAGCGAAGACTACTGCCTACATAGGCGCAAAGAATAAACTGGAGGATGGAAAGTCGGCATTTGACCAAGTATTTGTGACGGATGCAGACTTGGCGATGATTGAGCGATTCTATAATGAATCGGTTGATACATTGATGAATCTCCTGAAACAATTTGTTGAAGAGATTAATGATGAGAATGGAAACATCAACTGGAAGCTGACCTTATCAAGTAGATTTGATATAAAGATGGAACCTTTCATTATCCGTTCCGCTACATCATACCTCGTGAACAGCATCATCGGGAAATGGTGCGAGATTACTGCACCTGACAAGGTGAAGGAGTATGCTGATAACGCTACTGCATTATTGCTTGACATCAAGGATAAAGCGTTTTTCAAAAAGAAACCAACACGAACAAAAATATCATAGTATGGCAAGGAAAAATTTAACGATAACGTTATATATGAGTGAACTTATATATGACTTTCAAAATAAGGCATTCTTGACAGGACGTAGCAGAAGGGCTGCTGATATGGATGCTGAGGCTGCAAGTAACATTCAGGCAAGTGATGATGATGAAGACAAGAATCAGGCATTACGTAGCATTCAGAATGCGTATAGCCAACTGCTCGTAGAGTTGAGTGAGTCTGTTCAAACAGGTAATGGTACTACTGCGTCTAACGAGTTGATAAGTGATGATACCAATATCATCATCAACCTATCTCTTCCATCCAATTATCCGCTTGCTTTGAAGGATGCGCTTACAAGTTCTATCCATGACTACATTATCAACAAGGCTCTGATGGATTGGTTTATCATTACCAATCCTAACGAGTCGAAGACTTATTCTGAATTGTCTGTTGTAGCCATCAAGAATCTGCATGAGACCTTCAACAGACGTGAGAGACCAAGCAGAACGACTCCTAACGAATAAGGAAGGAGGTGAGTATGAAAGAATGCAGAACATGTCAGTTTGGTTATAAGGTAATGATAGAGCTTCAGAAGAAGGAACTGGTGTTTGACATCAGGAATACGGCTGCTGCCTATGCCGATTCTATCTCAAGTTCTGTAGAAGACCTACATCTGATACATAATGTATATGATGTGGGCGAGGATGGCAATCGGGATAAACTGGCAAGGATTCTTGACTCAGCGGTAGAAGACTGCAAGGAAATGCTTTTCCGATATACCAAGATGGAAATGCTTGGTGGTGGCTTTGATTCCAATGAGTGGGAAGAGTGCATAGGTTCCCCGACAAATGATGAGGATGCCTATTATTTAGCCATGAGAATGCCAAGTGGATTCTCGAAGACAAGTGTGCATACCATGACGGTATATATTCACGATTATATTGTGAATCAGTCTTTATATGAGTGGTTAATGATTGTTTATCCTGATGGTGCTGATAGGTTCTGGGCACTGGCTGAGGATAAGAAACAGAAGATTAAGGATGCCAGCAATCGCTCGGCAGGAAGAGCGAGAATCGCATTGCATCCATTTTAATGTATTAGTCGTTTTAGGTTAACGTAAAAGCAAGGGTAGCTATCCATCACGGACTGCTACCCTTTATTGTATTAAATGACAATAGTTACATTATCTAAGTTTATGTTCCACTAGATGTGGATTCCTGCTTGGTTGTTACTGAACCAGTAACAGCAGCATCAATATTTCCGCTTACTGATGCGCTGACAGAACCACTTACAACCGTCTTGACAGACTCAGGTAGAGTCTTGACGTTAACGTCTGTAGCTGCCAGCTTCAAACCATTCTTCTGCTGGTCTGCATACTGGTTCTTATCCTGAGCAATAAAGTTACTCATAGCTGTAGCTATGTTGTAGAGCAGTTTATCGGTGTCACTGCTGAGAGAATCAGAATCAACTGATGCGTACTTGTTGTTCTCAACGGTTGCCGATGTTGTCTCCTTCTCACGATACAGAACTGCCTGATTGATGAACTCCTGAGCAAACAAGAATGACTTGCTTACAAGTTGCTTAATCTTAGTATTGTCTATGTTGAGTGGATATTCGTACTGCTGGAGCATAGACTGCAAGCAACTTGCGGCTACTTCTTCTCTAGGCTGTAGGGTAGCGATGGAGAAGATTTCTTCTATTGATTCTTGTTGGCTTTCTTCGCTGGTGGTTTCATCAACTTCTGATGCTGTAGCTACGGCATTTTTAGGAAAAGGTCTAGCGTTTGATGTACCATCGGAAGAGGTTTCTCTGACGAGTTTTGTTCCAGTGGTCTTTGTGATTGATGAGTCAACAATATAGGCAACACCTACTTTAGTTTTATTCTGATTATAAAGATTTCCGTCTGAATCGAAATAGAACAACTGGTGTAAGTTGTTGTTGAACATTACATATCCCATGTACATATTTGTACTTATAGGATAAATATTGATACTGGTGGATAGAACTATCTCGCCATCTATTTTCATTCCCAAGGATGCACCTTGTTCAACTTTCTTTTTATCGAAATCTGTTAATGTATATTCTGCCATAATTATCTGAGTTTATTCTGTAATCTTGGTTGGAACTCTGTAGATAGTACGCTGATAGACTCGTTTGAGGCAAGTTTGCCAATTAGCGCAATTCTGAAATATTTGTATGGAGAACCTACAAGGTTTCTGAGATACATATTTACAGAAGAACCAACGTAATACCAATTAGCTAAATCATTACTTCCAAACAGAACCGTTCCACACTTTCCTGCCTGAATGCTGCTGAAATATCCTCTTGTAATGCAATCGAACATGGTCTTATAGGCATCCTGAACAAGCGTTAAAGGACGGCTACATAGGAAGAATGGAACATTCTCTGTTGGCTCCTTCACATACACATCGAGTATGTTTCCTGCTTTGTCTGTAGCGTATGACTCTGGATATATGTTTACTCGCTTGTTGAAGACATTGTGCATGGTTCCCCACATCTTGCTTTTCAAAGAGTAAACGTAAGCATAAGTATAGTTTGGGTTGAACACTATGATACGGCTATCGTAATAGTCGTAAATCATATCAGCTTCTTCGAGATACTTACGGAAACGGACATACTTCACATCTGACTCAGGAATATTACCTAGTGCAAGGAGTTTATTCGGATAGGTCTTATCCTTTGTTGAATGTGAATAAATGGATAGAAAATCGAAAGGATAATCATCCAGTACATCGGTAAGACAAACAGACTCTCTTCCTTGCTGCATCATGATTCCTCGCTCTGTCGGGAATAGGACTGCATCGTCAATCTGCAAGATACCTTTCGGGTTGGAGCAAATTTCACGTAAAGCTGGTTGTCGTGACTGATATGTTCCTGCTTCAGACAACATGACTACCCATACACCTTCATCAGCGAAAGCGTAGAGCGGAGCATCACCAAACTGACCTTCGCTGATTGGTCGGGTGTTGGCGGCTAATGCGCTGATGATAGAAGAACCTACCTGAACAGAATTTGCTGCTGGGAACACCAAAGGATTCTCGGCTTCGCTTACTTTTATAACATTTGGATGCTGTGTGACATATTTTTGGCTCACGACATTACTTAAAGCAGCATCATATTCTTCCTTGGTTATCTCTGTGAAGTCACCTGTGTCTATTGGTGTGTTGTCCCAATAATATGAAGATGAAATTACCGTTCCACCTTGATTTCCAAAACTACCACCACCATTACTTCCTGCTCTTGTTGCTCCACTAGATGAATCTTTTTTAAGGAGTTTGTGGCGGTATATTTGCATGAAAGCAGGAAGACCAGCATCATCGTGATAGAGGTACATATAATCAGACAACTCAGCTTTTTCTTCTTCTGTAGGCGCATCAACTCTTCCTCCAAAACCTTGATTATCCAAAGAACCAGAAGATTGTCTATCAACTGCGATAGGAGTGGTACGATTCTTACTAATATTGATATAGTAGGACATACCGAATGTATCGGAAGGTTTCAGATTTAGCCTCTTCGAGTAATATTTGTCATACTTCGGCAAATGGAAATAGATAGTCATTGCCGTAGCAAGCGTGTTCGGGTATGCCAATATAGGGCAGATAGGATATTGCAGTTTTCCCTTGTGGTATATATCTCGTTTGATGCTATTTTCGCTGATGCTTACCTTGAAGACTGCATCACAAATATAATCGGTGGTAGCGGTGCTACTGGCTGCAACATCTACATACTCATTTAGGCATAGCTGTGTATTTGAAATTTTTCTCTTGGAGAAAATATCTGTATCGAAAGCATTATAGATGGTCTTCTTTACGTTTCCTATATGCAATCGATTGTTGTATGTTATAGAGCACTTACCTCCAAAAGAGTCTCGCTTGAAGTCTGCCAAAGAAATACTTTCTTCTGTCTGTAAAACTCGTTTGAGTTGTACATCTGTGCCTAGCTTTTCCTTGTTGATACTGGTGCTGAGATAGAAGGATTTGTTTTCAAACGACTGATAAATATCTTCCTCTGACAAATATTGGAAGGCATCACAATTAACTCCTGATGCCATGTTGCTGTTCCAAAGAAAACATTTATATCGTGAAATACCTCTTGTTCTTTTCTCTGTATCAATAAAAGATTCAGGCTGGGACAGATAAACATCTACACCAAGAATGAGGTCTTCCAAGCCTTCGGGTATATCCATGCTGACATTTATGGTGTGAGTGTGAAGGCTTGTGCTTGTGCCTACAGATTTCTTTTCCTGATACCAGATAAACTTATTGAATGATGTTTCAGGCGCAAGGATGAATGGATTTGATATATTGATGTGTGAGGTTCCATCATATAACTTGATAGCCAATACTCCAAAAACTGTATATTTGAAGTACTCCTTGCCTTTTTCGTTTAGTCGTTTGTTGATAAGTGAATCAAATGCGTTGAATATGATAGATGCGCCTTTGAGAGAAGTATCTACGTTATTATTAAAGTATCTATTCGTCTCAAAAGCATTATCCCAATCATCGCCAAGGTTGGTTGATACATCACATTTCTCAGACTTAACATTGGTGATTGTTGCACTATAGCTAAGTGAAGAAAGGTCGAAACTTGTGTAGTTGCTACCGTTCCAATATGCGTACATTGTTTTCTCGTCACCAATGAAACATAAGATATTTCCAACTGCTGTAACGGCATTGACGTGGAATCCGTTCAAGTCGATGGTGTTCTTGGTTCCGTCTCCACTTTTCTCTAGCCAGTACCAAGTATCATCTGATTTACGGATGATGTAGTGAGAGTGAATCGTTTCATCGTGTGTTACCTTATGCACCAGTTCAATGGTATCGTCTGCATCCAGCGTGATGTTCTGCTCGGCTACCACTGGCTGGTGGATAGGGTGGAGTGCCCCATCCTCGTTGATGAGGTTGAGGCAGGTTGCCAACTCACCATCCTGACAATTATAGTCGGATGGTGAGTGTGTCAAGCCTTGAAATATTACATCTTGTCTTGCTGCCATGTGCTTAAATTTGAGTTTGGTCGCATGATTTCGTAATAAGGTTCTCCTTTTTGTGACTTGCGTGGGATGCAAGTAAGGCGAACCATTCTGTTGAGTGGAAGGTTGTACTCATCAAGGATGGCGGTGATGGAAGGGTAGTCGCTCCTGAAACCTACCTTCTTATACTTCTGATTGAATTGAAGCTGAGTGAAGGCGGTGTTGGCTTTGCGAAGGTCTTCCCAGTCCTCACGCATACAGAATCCGTATGTTCCTCTTTCGGACAATCTGAATACGAAGATAGAGGTGTCTAAACGTTCCTTGCGCATAATGTGGTCATAGATACCCTTGGAGAGTGTTACCGAGTTGGCTCTTCCGTCCAGTACCACAAAATCGTTGCGGTGTCGGAAACCATTGACTTTATCTATTAAATACTTGAATTTCATTTTGCAAATATAATATGAATTTATGTAATACTTACTTTATCTGTTAATGATTCACGTCTTTTCCTGTTGACGGCTTGCATCAGGCGGACGGTTCTCTTTGCATTCTCGCTACGGAGACAACCGCAAGAGCGTGTGAATCCTGAGAGCAGGGCTGAACTGAGGATTTTCTTTCCTCTGCCACAATCACACTTGCATATCCAATATACTCCGTTTCTTGCTCCCTTTTCAGAAGGGGCACGGCGGCAGACAACCAGTCTGCCAAACCTTTGCCCAGTGAGGTCTTTAATCTTTGCCATTACTTCTCTGCCAGTTTCTTTGCCTCTTCTACTGATACTGGCTTTCCGCTAAGAGGAATACGGAAGTCGAACTTGGAACGGAAACCGTAATAGCCTACGAAATCGAAGCTCTGTTTCATACGCTCGTCTGTAGTGATGTACTTCTTATAAGCTTTCACTTCCTTCTCTGAGCGATAGATGGTAGAGTTGACGAAGTAGGAACTGGTTCCCTTGTTGGCGATAACTGCAATAAAGAACTGCTTGCCAAGGAATTTTTCCTTGATACGCTGAATGATTGAGATTTTCTTTGTATTCATATATTAAATTTGATTAATTATTAAGAAGAATGCAGATAGGCTGCACTCTTAAAACTATTCGATTCCACAAGATACGATACCATCTTCTTTGTTGATTCCTCGGAAGTGCTCGCATCGCTGGCAAGCAAGGCTACCGACCATCAGGGTTTCCTTTGTGTACTTGCCTTTAATGCCGAATGGGCAGGGGGTGGTGTACTCGAAGTGCCCACCGACATATTCATTGAGATTATATTTTGGATATTTCATAGGTTGCTTGGATATATTTCTAGACTTTTATAGTATTTTCTCATAAAGGAAAATATGTTTGTCTTAGTTCTGTTACATGTTTTCGGCTCAGGGCAGAATCCTCTATATACACACTGAGGAACGCAAGCGGATGCAAGCAAAGGTTCGATTCTTGCTAACTCATCAAGAACCTTGTACCACACCTCTCTCGTCTCATTGGATGCCTTGTTGCAGAGTCTTAGCTTGGAGATATTGATAATCTCCTGAGCGTTGAGAGATAACTGCAAGTTGACCAAATCATCCTGACGCATATCGTGGCGAGATACCTTGGAGCCAGTAATGTCTGGTCTAGATGTGGAAACGAATGGCTGAGCATGAACGTGGCGAACAAAATGGTTGCTCACCCAGTATGGTATGCCATACATTTTAATATCGAACTCCAATTCTCTAAGCGGTGAATGCTCGCTGAGAATCATCTGTTTCTTGAACTCATCGCTAGGCTCATGTCCCAGCGGTTCCTTGCCTTGTGTGAACCGAGCAGCATCCACTACACGATGCCAGTCCGTTACTCTTGTAATTTCTATTTTCATAATTTCTACTCTTTGTTAATGTACTTCCCTGCTAAGAAACCTAACACAAACCCCATAATCGTGTAGAAGATATAGATATGAGTACCATCAGTCTTATGCAATAAGTCTCCATAGACCCATTCGCCATTATAAATGCTCTTAGCCTTGAATTTTATATTTTCTCTTGTCATACTTCTAATTCTTTTAAAATCTTTTTTACCAAGTGATAATTATCGCCATCCCAACCATTATCAAATTCTTTACCATCAGAAGAAAGATGATGTTCATTAACGTAATCAAAGATAGCGTTATGAAAGAAGTCATCATCTGTCCCATAATCATCTTCATTATAGAAGCCTTCGTGACTTAGGAGTTCTTCACATTCCTTGTGCATACAGATTGCAGACCTATATTCAGTATTAAACTGCCTGACATATTTGGTTCCTGCTTCTATCGTACAACCACACATATAACATTTGTGAGGTTTGCGTGCCTTACGTTCTGTATCTATCCAATTCATAATCATTTATCTTTTGGGTCAACGAATGGTAGCCAGTACTCTACATCAGGAATATTCCATCCATTGTAGTCTTTGGCTATCTTTTTATCTACTATATGTCCAAAACTAATTCTTCCGATTGTAGTAAGGACAATAACTTCTTTATCTACTGGTGGTAGCTCATCCTTGGCAGATACCCATATTGGAGAAACATTTTTAGGCTTGCGGTCTTGTAGAGTAGCAATATATTCAAAGGTAGGAAAAAATACAGGATATTTTTGCCAATGGCTTTCTTCTATTGCCTTATTGATTGCTTCTCTTTTTGAGTTTGCTTCAACCATAACATATTTTGAATTAGATGTTTTGAAATAATCCACTCTATATATTGCCATTGCTTAGTCCTCCAACTCTTTAAGTGCCTTTTTAATCTGCCCAATAACTTTCTGTAGGTCTGGGTTGTCCTCGTTGTTCTTGATAATAGTGTTGAGGTACAATTTTGCGTTTGATATACTCATAGCTTATCTTGTTGTTTTAATCTTCTAATTAGAATGTTTGCACAATTTATGGAAAGTGATACGGCAGTATTTATTTCGCATATTTCCATCTTGTTTAAAATGGAAGGCAAAACCTCTTTCACAATCTCATATCTGCGCTGTTCCCAATCTATTGTTTTCATATTCTCTTCTTTTTACCCTCTCCCTGTTGCCAAGGAGAGGATGGTTAATTACTCCGCAATTTCTGCGCCTAAATATGTATCTACATCCTTACCTGCTGCTTTAAATTCATTATACCAAAGCAGATAAGGGTCAGTAACATGCCCCATATCATCAAGGTAAGGGTAGTAGATAAACTTTTCTTCATCAAGTATATTTGAATATTTTACTTTCCAAAGCATACTTCTATCTATTTATATCCTTTGCAGGATGGTTAAATGAGAAGCAAGCGATGATAAAATAAAGTGCTTAATTTTAAAAATATCATTTTGTTTGCTTGCTTCTCGAAAATTATTATTATCTTTGTACCGCTTAATTTTAAAAATATAAACGAAATGAGAAATTTTATTGAAATTAAAGACAGTGGAAGTAAATCTGTCTTAGTTAATGTGAATCAGATTGTAGCAGTTGAGAACACAGAGAATGGTATCATTATGCACATGGTTGGTGGATATGATATACATCCTAAGTATGACAACTGGCTACAACTAAAACACATGATTGAAGAGAGTTAATTGTAAAGGTACTCTTTCAAGACTTTATCAAGGAAATCAATTCCTGCTATAGTCTTATCGCATTGCTTGACTACCCAGATTCTATCTCTCCATTGGCGAAGAGGTGAATCATAAACCCATTTAAATCGTGCTACGTTGGTGGTATATAGAAAACTGCTATTATATAGTTTCTTCTTTAGCCACTTACGTAGCATCTTTTTTATTATGTTCTGTATCATATTACTTATATTTATGCCCGAAGGCGTTAAACAATCAAAGGTATCAAACCCAAAAATGCTACTACTAAAGCGATTACACTTAAAATAAAAATAAAGATACTTATAGGAATATACCATACACTTTCAGTTTTATCCATTCCAAATTGTACCGTAATATCCAAAATCATTGTTAATGCTAATAATAATATAGCCATACCTACACCTCCATTTCTGAGTTAAGTCCTAGACCAAAGAAGAGGTGATTGAGTTCGTGGCAATATTGTATCTCCGCTATATTATTTCCATCAATCTCTACATATAGCTGACCTTTATCTAATTTATGCTTAAAGTCTATCCCAACATAAGAAATAAAACCTTTTGCCACATTTAAGTAATAGTACGACCCGTTTTGAGTTTTCCACCCATTCTTTTCTAGAATATCCGTTGTAAGAGGAATGGGTTTGATTTCTTTACTTGTGACTTTTGCAAAATTCCCATTCATAAATCTTATAAGATAAGATGTTTCACGAACCTCACAGATTTCTGCAATAGGTTCTTTATATAAAGATGTATATCTTACCAAGTCACCATCTATGTACTCTTTCATTGCTCACCTCCTTCCTTTGGCAGTAAATCATTCAAGTATAGCCAACCTTCGATGCCATATATATTATGTAGGTTGCGTAATTGGTCTAAAACAAAACCTACATTTAGAATACTGACACCTCCGTTTATCAAGACTAACAATCTTCCTTTACCAAACTTTGGCTCTTCACTAGCAGGATGCCATAAATTCTTCAAGAACTCTTCTTGCATCCACTTAGCACCTGTAATAAATGAATTTTCAATTAACTCAGTTTCTGCATCAACTACTTCTTCAAAGCATTGCATGGGAGTGCCAAGGGTACTACCATGCATAGATGCTATAAGCTCAAATCTGTGAAGGTTTGCAGCTTCTTCTATTTTCTTTTCATCTATCATACGCTTTAATTTCTCATGATGTGACACTTTACAACCTTGTTTACTAGATGAGGTTGCGAATCATTGAAGTTCTCTATAAACTGACGTTCCATCTGCTCTGGGAAGATGGGCTTGGTGGGCTTTGGGATGGTGATGGTAGCTTGGATTTTGCTACCATCACTCAACGTCATTAAGCATCTTCTTGATATTTCTTCTATTCCAAACATATTGCTGTCCTCCTAATATAAGCATCCGTGAAGGTACGGACGAGATTCGTTATACTGCATTTTCAACTTGATGTGCTCAACTAGGTCTATGCCTTCTATATGGACTAGGGCGAAGACCATAACCAGAATTTCCTGCAAGCGCAAGGTGTTCATCCATGCTGGTGAGCAGGAGAAAGGGAAGTAGGTCATACGAGTGATGATGAGATACATGGCATCAGGAAGGGAGTAGTTTCCGTGCTCAAACTCTACCTTGTGATATTCTTCTGTCTTTCTGAGTTCGGTGTCATTCATCAGACAGATTATATTCTGAGAGTTGTACCATCCTAAAAGAGACATGATGCGGATAGCGATGTCTGCAAACTCGGACTCTACGGTTCCTTCTAAGGATTCCTTGTAGGCTTGCTCCTCAGATACACCTAGCCACTTGTTGTAGTCTTCAATACTACCATGGCGGTCGTGACGGCTGGCTTGAATGGCTTCGCCCATTTCTGTGATGATGAGCATTAACTCTTGGTTGATGTCCAAATCAGGCTTTAACAAGCCTTTGACTTTGGCATTATCGTATGCCTTGGTCATAAACTGCTTTAGCAGTTGTTGTGTTAATGGTGTTGTTTCCATATTGCTTTGATTTATTATTTTCTGATAGTGAATGCCATATCGTTGAGGGTGCGGCACCAGTTTATCTTGCCTTCTGCGCATAATTCATTGATGTCTTGATAAGGCTGATGGCATCCTCGGTTGATGATTTCGGCTGTGAGGACGTGGGGCGGCACGATGTGTGCAGCTTCACGCTCTGCCTGAATCTCAGCGATGATGGCTAGGATTTTTTCTTTCTCTGTCTTCATGCGGTGAAGGTAAGAATGAAACTTGGGTGACTAAAGACTGATACATAAGAATTTCCTTATTTCCGTTTATGTCCATGCAGCACCATTTTCCATCTATCATGGTTCCGATGATAGGCTTGTCATTGTACCACATGATAAGGGTCTTGCCTTCAAAGAGAAGGCGGTGGGCTTTGCTTACTCGCTTGCCTACCTTGATATAGCCGAATATGTTCATGTTAGAAGAGGGATAGCTGACCAGTCTTGTCATGGTAGTGATTCCCAGAAGGGAATATCAGTTCCTCGAACATGGCGGTCAGGCAGTTGGTTACTATTGAGTTTCCTGCGAGGGCATAGAGTTTGCTCTTGCAGATGATAAGTTGACCAGTCTTCTCCTTGCTCAGGAGTTTGTCTATGTCAGCTTCGTGGACTCCCATCAGTCGGAAACAATCTCTTGGAGTGTACTTCCTGATTTGGATGGAGTATTTCTTTCCGTTGGGAGCAGTGTGAATGATTTCTTTACTCATGGTTGTTACGAATGTCATTGATGATGAATCTATTGTGGTTAGCATGGTAGGGGCGATGCCTTGATATACTTGCTGATTATATAAGTCTAAGACTTGCCCCCCCCATATCAGGCTTCACCTTCCCTGATAGGAGCAGGGATTTCATTCTCTTTCCTCCTGTTATCATATCTCCTTTACGATTAAGAATAGTGGGATGCAGTTACCTCCGTGACCCATGGCTGAATTGAGAGTAGGTGAGATTCCCTTGGTGGAATAGACTCTGGTCTGCTGTTCTATTCTGCCTTTGATTTGGAGGTTTGCTAGCTTTATAATTTTGTCGCACATTATAATTTCTTTATGATTAAGACTCCACCCTTTGGATAATGACCAGTGTCTAGCATATTCATTACGCTGGTCATAGAAAAACTAGAGGTGACAGCAACAGAGCAGCCATCAGCAGTTTTCGGTATTGAAATCTTCGGGGTAGAGTTTTTCGATTGATTCATTGATGTCTGCTTTACATAGATACTTTTCTAGGAGTGGCTGAGACATGAAATATTCAGGAGAAACATCGTCTTCCAAAATGTCCTCAACCGTAGTCTCTAACTTGATAGGCGAAGGGAAGTGATACTCTGGGTTTGGTTCGTCTTCTGTGCGTAGGATGGAAATGACAAAGATACGCTCACGATTCTGAGGGATTCCGTAATCTTTTGCATTCAGTACCTTGTAGAAGGAAGTGTAGCCGTATGAGTCAAGGTCTCGGATATACTGGAAGAAGTACTTTCTCATTGACTTTGAGAGAAGACCTTTCACGTTTTCGAGCATCACATATTTAGGATGCTTGGCTTCCAACATTCTCCTTTCTTGGAAAATAAGAGAAGAACGTGTGCCGCTACCTTCCTCTGCTCCCTTGCGAAGTCCTGCGTTTGAAAAGTCTTGGCAAGGAGAAGACCAACTGATGAAATCGAAGTCGGGAACCTCATTCCAATCAAGAAGGGCGATGTTGCCGTAGTTCGGGATTTCCCTGCCATGAAGAAGTCTGTAGGCTTGGATGGCAGAAGGTTCTATCTCGGAAAAGCCAACAACCTTGAAGTCGAACTCAGGATGCTTATCTTTGAGGTATTTGAAGGCTAGGCTCTGGCTGCCATACCCAGCGAATGCTTCAAAGACTCTGAGGGGGTGCTGCTTGTTGTACTTACTGATTTGTATCATTGAGGTAAATGGTTTCGTAGATGTTATGGATTCCACTGGATGCCCAAGCGTTCCATTGTTCCGTTGTCACGATATATCTCCAATGGGATTCTACATGAACTTTGTGGGTCGTTCTTTAGGACTTCAATCATTCCGCATATTCGCTTGCGAAGTTTATTGTCCTGTGCTTCTTCTGTAAGATTCTGCAATTCGGCTTTTGTTCTAGCGATGAGCTGACTCATTTCAGAAGGCTTTTCATTTATGGCTGCTGGCGGTGGTGTTGCTCCGATAAGTTCGTCTTCCCATCCTCGCTGGTTAAGGAAGGTTTGGAAATTCTTGCGATACTGCTTGTCGGGTTGGGAGATTACATAGAGAGGAATATACTCTATAGCTGCCTTGCGGTCTTTCTGGCTCATAGAGTTCCACTTCTTTTCGAGTTTGGCTTTGCAGCCAACCTTCTTTTCGTAAAGGTTCCATGCTCGTTCAAAGGTATATTCGTCTTTGACTTGCTTTGGAGGTGGTGTTACCTTGTAACCTTTGGATTCCAAGATAGAGATTATTTTTTCCGTTAACTCTTCTTCTTGGTTTTCTTTGAACTCTTCAATAAATCTATCTATTAAGTTCTCACCATGAACAAGTGGTGGCATTAATTGCATTTGAAATTGTTTCATAGTTCACCATTTAAATAATTGTCGATTGCTTGGATAAATTCATCTAAAGAACGAATGATGATGTACTTGCCACCATGTCGTTCTACTTCATACTGGAATACCTTCTGTTCGGGTTCCTGTCTGCCTTTTGTTGTCTTGTTTTCGATGCAGAGGAAACCGTACTGGGAGGTGCGCTTCAGGAGCAGCATATCAGATACTCCTGCCTTCATACCTTCCTCTTTCAGCCATGCGGCTTGTCGGGAGGTTCGCTTGCCACCATTAGGAACGGCAAAGAAGACTCCTTCAAGGTCAGGATATACCCAACGGATATACCTGACCTCTGCGGCTTGCAAGTTATGCTCGTCATAGGATGAACGCTTGCGTATCTTCTTGCCTTCCTGCTGTAGCTTTGCCTTGATTTCAGCGTAGCTTGCCATTACCAGTCTGTTGAGAAGAGGTCGTTCAAAGATTCTCTGCCCATCAAACGTAAGGCTTTCCATGCAAGTTCTTCTGTTTTGAAGTAAACTGAACAACTATTGAATATGTCTGACCAGAATATTTTATAATTATCAACGCCTTCTCTATTGATGTACCAATTTTTATTTCCGTACTCAAAGTTAGGCTTCCATCCGTTATTGAGATACTTGGCGATGTTCTGCAACTTATTGAAAGCAATCATGCGCTTTACCTGAGCAATAGATGTGCAGTTATCGAAGTCTTTGTAATTTGAAGAAGTCATTGTCCATGATGAAATCTTGTTACGTTCAGCAAGGTAGTACGTATCCTTGTTATAGAACAAATCCTTGCAAATATCATCATAAGTGATAGGCTTGCCTTCTTTATCATCAGGAGTCTTCTTCTCGTCTCCTTCAATCTTCTTGCGAATCATCGGCTTGCCATCCTCGCTGATGAAGACTTGAAGGTTGTCGGGAATAGGAAGTTCTACGGCTGTACCATCCGTTGGGATAGTGCATTTGGTGAGACTCGCCTTTCCGTTATTGATGTTGGTAACGTCCTGATTACTGATGCCTTCTGCATGAATATCAGGAGTGTCTTCCTCGGCATTCTCTGCCATCTTTTTTGCAATCATATCTACTCCTTTGCCAAGGAGTGCTCCGAAAAGCATTGATGCAAACTCTGGTAACTCTGGGTTGTTGCTGCGCTGACGATTACGTCTGCTGTTGCGCTTGTCGTTTCTACGTGTCATATCAACTATAATTTTGTAAAATGTTATTAAACTCGTCTTCTGTAATACCATTAGCCATGAGAATGGTTAGGATGGTATCAAGACATCTACTATATACTTCGTTAAAGGCTGACTCATCCATCTTGGCGAAGGAGATAGACTTGGCTCTCTCCAAGAACTTCTGTCCGTTGAGGTCGTAGAGTGGTTCGCTGAATCCTGACGTTATAAGAAGCTGCTCACGGAAGGTGTCTATGGAGCGTAGGTTGATGCGCTGCTGCTCGGTGAGACTATCCCATGCTGCTCTGATAAGGGCGAAGAACTTACGATGGAACTTTACGTTGCGTGGTCGGACGATATTCGCCTTGACGATGGAACCAACCTTTATCTTTTTCATTTCCTCGTAATCATCATCTGTGTAGGGGCGAAGACCAGTGGAGGTTCTTACTAGATGGATTTCCATACCTTATATTATTGGTTTGGGGCAGGGAATGGAAGCTGCTGCTGACCACCTGCATACTGAGCGTTCTGCTGAATAGGTTGACCGCTTGCGTTAACCTGAGGGGGAAAAGTCTGCATCTGCTGCTGGATAGGTGCTGGCTGCGGTGGATAGTTGGCTGCTTGCTGCTGAGGAACCTGACCTATCTGACTCTGCATCATCTGTCCCTGCTGCTGGGCATTTGGTCGTTCCACCTTCCAGCAATCCAACTGGTTGAACCAACGTCCGTCTCTAGACTGATGTGCCTTCAATCCGATATTGGCGGTGATGATTTCGCCCAAACGAATGCCGAACTGCTGAATCTTGTCTGAACCGTAAACTTGGATAACGGCTCTTGAAGGGTACTGCTGATTCAGTTCCTCAATAACGTACTCTTGGGAACTCCATGGGGTTCCGTTTTGGGAAGTTCCCATTTGAACTTGCCCTGCTGCAATAATCTTGCCTGTAAACTTTACATTCATATTGTTACTTAATTAAGTTTGATTCTTATTGACGGCTTGGTGGTCGTTTCCTTTAGATAGTACTCATAGTGCTCTGGCTCCGTGTCCTTGAACAGCTTCGTGTCGAAGGTCTTCTTGGTGGTGGCTGCTACATAAGAGTAGGAACCGATATTGGTCTTGATGGATTTCTGCTTGTTGGCTTCCATCATCTTCATCATCTGCTCCTTCAAATCATCCTGCTTAATCTTCATGGCATCCATACGAGCGGTGATAAGTCTGTACTCCTGCTCCAGTGCCGAGAACTGCTCAGGAACCTCTACTTTATATTGATACTCTGCATCATCAGCGAGATAAGCGTTGATTAACTCGTCAATCTGCCAATCTGCTACCCTAGGTAGCGGCTGGAACTTGCTCTGTCCGTTCTTGAACCACATGCAGACAATCTCCTTCACCTTCAAGTCAGGATTCTGCTCCTCGAACCATTTCGCATAGATGGATAACTGGAGAGATACGTTGTCGTAGTGAAGGGTGGCAGTGGTCTTGTAATCTACCAGATAGATGTTGCCTTCCTTGTCAGCAAAGATTCCATCAATGGCAGATGCGAAGTTCTCGCCATCTGTAACTAGATACTCGGATGCCACATAGTGTAAATCGTATGCGACTAACATACTATGGAAGGCAAGAAGCTCTTCCGTAGGGTTCGGGTATTGTTTGAGGTCTGCATCAAAGATGGAACAGAAGGTTTCAAACGTATTGTGGATAAGTCCTCCTCGCTCTGCTGCCTTCATCAATACCGATTCAGGAATGTTCTTGTAGGTGTCGGGGAAGGCTTTCTTGATGAGCGTTCCTGTTACACCTTTCAGTTCCTTCTTGCCAATGAAGTACTGATGAGACTCCTCAATGAATGTGACTCTTGGCACATTCAAAGTGATTTTCTTTGTTTCTGCTGTCATATTATTGTAATCCTAATTCTTTCTTTTTAGCTGATACTGCTTGCATGAACTGAGGGCTGGCGGTGAGCGGCTTGTATGTCTGAACTACCCATACCAGATTGTCCTTGTTGACACATCTGCTAAGGTACGCCAATCCTTCGTTCAAGTCATTGGTGTGATACTGGGGGGTTGCTGGCTGCTGGGCGGCTTGTGAATGCTGGGCGGCTGACTGCTGAGTCTGGGCTTGCTGCGCTGCTCTACTATCCTGAGCATCATACTTGCTATCAATGTATATGATGTCCTTTCCTGCCTCAAAATAAACGTCTGCTGCTACACCAAGTGCCTTCATAGCAACCGATAAAGCATCTGTGAGTGCCATCTTGTAGCATTCATCAGATACGTATGCGCCCTTGCTTTCCATTGAAACTTCTGACGAACCTCCTGTTCCTTGGATGGCATCTGACCATTCTCCGTTCACCTTGATAAAGAGGTCGATGTTGCAATAGGCTTTTACCTCGCTTCCGAAAGTCTCTGTCCACTGCTTGGTGATTACGTACTTCCAACCGATTCCGCACATACCAAACTGCTCTGTCATAGCCTTGATGCGCCACATTGGGTTGATGTCGTGTTTTCCTCTAAGTCTTCCTGACTGAATTTGTCGGAGTGCTTGTTGAGGAACGACTTTGAGTTTGTTGTAATAATCTAAATTACCCATATCTTATATGTATTTAAGTTGTTATTGATACTTCCATTCATAGTGGCTACATCGGTAGCCACCATCAGGGTTACGTTTCGGATTGTCACACATGGTCAAGAAGAGACAATCGTGACAACTGCTTGCTTTATATCTCATATTGTATGGTTTGAAATGTTCAAATTAAAAACCCCACGGTTCTCACGAATGGTGGGGGCGAGTGTTCGTTATTTTAATATAACCTGAGCGGTCGCTACCGCATTGCTAATGTAATTTGTATGGTAAATTTTAATATGTCAATATTTGCAATTTCCTTTAGAAAAGGAGGGGCAGTAAAATGAATATGATTAAAACTGCCACCTCCGTGGAGCGACATCTATACAATCTTGCCGGATGCTGAATCGCTCCTTGGTTCCCTTCTGCATTTGTGGAGGCTTAGGACTCCCAGCACTAGTAATCGCACATATTGTGATTTATCTAAAATTTTACGAACCATTAACCTATTTACTAAACTGGAATAAAATAAAGTATTCGTGCTGGCTGCATTAAAACCGATTTGTAGTTGTGCGCTTCTACCTTTCTGCTACCTTATCTTTAAGGGTCACGGCATGAGGTCTGCATCTTCACAAGTGAACTCCAAGCGTTCCATATTCCACCCAGTGGGTGTATGTATTAACTTGCCACTTCCACGTCTAAGCATCATCTGTGGTTAATGATGCTCCTTTTGGGTACGTGTACCTCTCTAGGAAGGTTTATCCTATCCGATATAAAGCCTTGGAATCGGGCTATGTGGGGCGCAAGGTGGGACTCGAACCCACGACCTCGAAGGGGATGAACCTTCATACTCTACCAACTGAGTTACTTGCGCTGGCTAATCAACAATTTAACTAACTTAAAAACATGAGTAAAAAAATGACTACTTTTATCACTTGTGGAGACTGGGAGTAGCAAACTCCAAAAACCTCTGCTATTTACCGAATGAAAATTCGATGGCTGAAACATTACAAGACTTAACAAATTAATAATTTAATACTAAATTCAACTTGTGAGGTTCAATCTCCATATATCTTACTTGCCTACCTCCTTGAAGTAGGAGCGGATTTCCTTGATTACGAGGACAAACATGGCAATAGATGCCACGAACATAATATCTGCGAACATAAGTTTATCTGCTTAATGGGTTACACAATAGGCTGCTGCCTCTGATTCTATCTCTGCCATGCTCTTGCTGCGGTTCTGCATCATCCAGTCTTCCAACTCGCTCTTCTTGAAGTAGAGCAGATTGATATTTGGCTTGTAGCAGGGGAGTATGTGCTTTCTGACGTTCTCCCTCACTCCTCGAACCGTCATGCCTAGTATGATTGCAGCTTCCTTAATGTTGAGCACATTCTTTGCAGCTATCAGCGAATACTGCTCGATGCGGTCTAGCTGCTCCTTAATCTCTGGGTCTATCATATCAGTCGAATTTGAGGGTTTGTTGACTGGCACCAGCTGCTTTGGATGGCTCTGTTCCACCAGTGCCCTTATCGCTGGGAGTGTTCTCCTGCTCTATTAAGGGGAGAATGCCCTTCGCTTTGAGTGATTCATATAGGAAGATTCTTCCTTTCGTTGTCCACTCGGTGTTGTACTTCACATCGTGCCGACCATCACTTCTTAGTATATCTACCGCTCTGCTGTGAACGTAACCACCAGTGAGGAACTTTCCGTACAATATCCACTGACCTCGAACCTTATGCTGAATCTTCATTGATTCCAGTTCCTTATTCAGCTTCATGGCACTCATTCCGTAGTCTTGTGCTATCTGGGTAACGGTCATGGTGGCATTGCTCTGCAAGATTTTATCGTAGTAGCTGACCTTCGGCAGCATTTCGGTAATCTTGTTGCCGAGTTCCATGTTCTCCTTGCTGATAGTGAGGATGGTTGCTTGCTGCTGCTTGTTCTCCAAGGCTAGCTGCTGTTTCTCCTCCTCAGACTTGACCAGAGATTTGAGAGCTTCGAGATAGTTCTGAGGAACGGATGGCTTAGTTTGCTCAATCTGTCTCTTCATAGCGTTGAAGGCTTCTATGTATTTCAGTTTGAACTCCATCGCCTTCTTGCCATTAAATCCCATCGCCAGCAGAGTGAAACCGTCTTGGTTCATGATGAACATTGGGTAACTCTGTTTGTTCTGCTCATTGATGTAGGTCGTTTCCTCAAACATCGGGGTCTCGTCATTTTTAACGATACCCCCTTGAAGTATCTTTCTTATTGCTTTGAGGACATTATCATGAGGCTTTTCAAATACCTCAGCAACCAGTTTGCTATTTGTTAGAGGTTGGTTGCTTTTACCTCGGTAAACGATTCCAGTCATATAACCTCCTTCTTTATTATTAGTAGAACACTATCTTATCGTCTTCTATACCTCCGAACTCATTCAAGGCATCCTGCCTGATGCTTTCGGCTTGACTGCTCTGACTTCTAAAACCTAGAGCGTTGTAGATTGTTTGCTTTCTGCAACCATACCGCTCAACAAGTTTTTTTCGTCCTTCAGGTGAAACTTTGATAATTTTTATCTTTTTTACTTGCATATCTTAATTTTTTGTTGTAATTTTGCTTTTAATATATAGCAACTTACTTGTTTACGGTTGCAAAGGTACTCTTTTCCGAGTAAACTACCAAACATTTTCTCGAAAAAGATTAGTCCTTTAAGATTAATTAGTTAGTATTTATAAATGTAAAATGTATGGAAGTAACTATTTATCAGAGAGTTAAGTTGGTTTTAGAGGATAAATCTATTTCCGTTAACGCCCTCTCTAAACAGATTAATGTAGCGCAAGCTACCCTGAATCCTCAGTTAAGAGGTGATAGAACTTTAGCAGCCAATATCGTAGCGAAGATACTGGATGCCTTTCCTGATGTGTCTGCTGAGTGGTTGATGCGTGGTGTTGGTACTATGTATAGTAATCAAGATGCGGATGATTCTTCTTATATGGTTGCCGAAGAACCTAAGCATGATATGCCTGAGCAGGAGTATCATCAGGATGATTCCGTCTGGAAGGCGAAGTACGAGGAGTTGGAGAAACGCTACGACCAGCTACTATCTATCTTAGGCGGTGGCATGAGACAAGCAAATGTAGGGTAATTAAAATGTGGTAGAAAAATGAAAGTATTAAGATGGATTGGTGTTATTCCTGCTTCTATAGTAGGAATGTATGTATGTTACTTGTTTTCTATGTTAACTGGTTATTTGAACTTTGGATGGGGAGTAACTATTAATGGAGAAACGATTAATATAGTCGGTGCTATAGTTTCGATATTGGCGAATGGATTTGCTGGATATGGATTTGTCTATTGTGGTGCTTACGTTGCTCCAAGATATAAGGGTGTCACGGCATTACTATTGATGATTGTTCTTGTGATAGGTGTGATATTGGGAATTTACCAAGATTTCACTTTAGGGCGAGCAACTATATTAGAGACTATTAAGTTGCTGGTAAATCCTATTGGTTCATATATTGCTTTTGAGTCAATTAAAGAAGATGTTATAGCAAACATAAAAACACCTGAAAGACCGATGCAGGACTTCGGTGAAAGCAGGGAAGACTACATGAAAAGAGTGAATGAATATCGTGATAAAATGAAAGAGATAAAATCTCGTAAATGGTATAATGTATGAATGTGTTTTTATTAATTCTTCTGTTAATAGTACTTTCTATTATCTTGGGTACAATGCTGAACTGGATATTGGTGGTAATGAAAGGAAATGACTTAGTGTTGGTTCATAAAAGAATGGGGGTAATATAATGGAAGTATTTATTGGTATAATGTTGCTTTTGGCTATTATTGCTATAATATTTGTACAGAGAATAATAAGCGTGAATCGTGAGCTAAGTGAAAAAAGAGCAAAGGAAATACTAGGAAATATGAGGAATAGTGAACCTCGCACAATACCAGAACCGAACAAGCAGGATTTTGGTAGATGCGCTAATGCAGTTGGTCACTTTGGTTTTGATGTATCAAATCCTATACGAATTTCAAGTATTTACGATGCTTGTTTCAATAAATATATTAATGGTATGTATATAGGCAGAGAAAGAATCTCTGGTTATATTGTTGTTTCTAAGTGTTGGTGCTCTTTGTTCGGAGAGAAACCAATTTATAGGGTTGGCATTAGAAAAAGTGACAAGAAAAGTTTTTCAACGCTATATTTTATTGAGGATGGTATAACGAAGCCACAATATTATCCTGATGGAATTTTGGATGGTTCCGATTTGTATTTTCAAGATGTTGTTGAGAATGGAGGTCATGTTTCCTTTAAGGATAGCTATTTCCAAAATAGAATGTTGCTGAAAAAGGAAAGTTCACAAAAAGCAATACCAATTCTTAAAGAAAAAGTGTATAGCTTTCCTTTTCCAAAGAAGAAAGATGATGAGGATTCTAGTCAATTTGCATCAAGAGTTGAAGACCAAAGGATACGCAAAATGTTGTCTGACGATTATTGGAAATTTGTTAATCTGCATAAGAAAATTGCGCCTGGGCTTTCCGAGATTGCGAAAGAAACTAACGAGGAATTTGCACAGAAATGGGAGAAAATAACTGGTATCAAACGAAACGAGGGGGAATCGGCTTGGAAGTATATGATGAGAGTCAAGCCATATAAGGATAAGATATTAGCTTTACAACGTAAGCAACAAGAACTGGAGCAAAAATTGAAAGCAGCAAAATCAAAGTCCGAGTATGAAGCTGACGAAATATTAAAGAATTACAATGGAGAAAAATAATTTTCCCAACTAGAAAAATAAAAATCTCTGCAAGGCTGACTGCCTTACAGAGATTTTTTATTCCTTGTCGAAGAACTTGTCAATGAGTCCCATTGCATCATTCTTCTTCTTATCTATAATCTTGGCATAAATCTCGGTGGTGGCGATTCTTGTATGCCCCATCAACTTACTGGTAGTGTAGATGTCTGCACCCAGTGTAAGCATCATGGTTCCAAATGTATGCCTTGCAGTATGGAAGGTGATGTCCTTCTTGATTCCTGCATTGGCTGCCCATACCTTGATGTGAGTGAGAACCGTCTGTTCGCATCCCATACCATTGAAGATGAACTCGTTTCCGTCCTGCTCAGGCAACCATTCTATAGCCTTGCCTGACAGATTGTAGGAAACCATCTTGTTGGTCTTCTTCTGTATGATAGACAGATGCCATGACTTGGTTCCATCCTCGTTGGTCACTTCCCTGATGTCTGACCATTTCAGTCTCCTGATGTCTGAGATACGCAAACCGCAAAAGCAGGAGAACATAAATGCCTGCTTGATAATTGGAACCTTGCATTCTGTTTCTGCCAGCTTCTTCACCTCCTCAATATCCAAGAAAACCCTGCTAGTTTCAGGTTTCTTTGGCTTCTCACGCTTATCCACCTCGCTGAATGGATTCTTGTATATCATCCCACCTTTCACGGCTCTGCTGAGCATTTCATTGAGGTGGTTGCAGTACATAATCTTGGTGTAGCTTGAAAGCGGCTCTCCATTACTCTTCTTGGTGTTGTTCAGGAACTCAATGAATCCCACACAATACTTCTTGTCAATGCTGGATAGCTTGATGTTATCTCCCTTGTAGGCGATGAGTTGCTTTCGGGTGCATTCTATCTGTGCTGCGATGCGGCTTGGAGACTGCGATGTCTTCATCTTATAAGTCTTGAAGTTGTCTATCCAATCCATGAGCTTCATCTTGCTCTTGACTGATATGATACCCGAAATGCTGTTTTTGATGTCCAGTACTCTCTGAGCCTTGATAACATTGGCGGTAGCCATAGTTTCAGCATTCTTTCTTCTTGCCTCTGCCTTACCTCTACCCACATCTGGTACGATGTAGAGTTTCAGGAACTCATAGGTTCTCTTGCCATCCTTGTAGATGTCCAGATAGACACTCTTGTTTCCGTTGGCAAGTTCCTTGAATCTGATAGTGACAGGTTCTTTTTCGATTGTTTTCTTCCTTCCCATAAGCCTTTCTTTTATAAATCTGCTGCAAAGATAAGCATTTTTTTTGTTACTCGCAAGTTTTGGGTAACAAAATAGTAACAAAACTAACACGTATCTGATGTATAGGTAATGTATATCTATCTTTCGGAAAATTAATTTTCCGTAAAGGTAAAGTGTTGATAACTAAAAGTTTAGATATACATTTGATATACATTAGGTAACAGATGGCTTGAAGTAGGCTATTTACTATCTTTATGAATCCAAATTCAGATTTAAAGAACAATGAGAGTGTAATGGCAGCTAATGCCGAGTCTTCAACAATTAAGGCATCTAATGCTGAGACATCAACTGTTGATGCAGGCTATGCCGAGTCAAGAATTTCAGAGTATGCTGCCCGTTTTGCCGCATACAGCGATGAGCGTTTGAAGCAGACCGTGGATCACGAGCGCAAGGTTCGTGGTTGGGGCAGCGAGCGCAGTTACTTCCTTGCCGCCTTGCGAGGAGAGTGCGAGAAGCGAGGCATTGATTACTGCTGGAAGTAGGGGAATGTTTCCCACAGATTTCACAGATTACCACAGATTACCACAGATTTTTTTGACCAATGCGGTCGGATGAAGGTCACGCAGATTTCGCAAATGACGCAGAATTTATTCGACCGTATACGTCGAACAGTTTTTGACAATGTTGGCAGAAGACTCCGTAAAATTGGCAACAAAGGATAATTAATTTATGCTTTGCTGCCAAAACTTCATGCTTTTTTAAGCCTGTTTTTCAATCCATGCCATCAATACCGCTACGGCATATTGCTGTTCTTCTCTTGTCAGCTGTCTTCCGGCTGGTATATGATGCCATTTAGAGAAACATCCACGACAGCAGCAGCCTGTAGCATGCTGGGCTATAAATACCGGATGCCCTCTCATCGGTGTCTGCTTGCCGTCATTGGGTATTACGGCTGGAGCAAGGCGTTTGGCAACAAAATCCTCTGCATGCTTACGGATGGTTGCCAAGCCCTTTTCTGCAATATATTCCTTATCCCTCTTCGAAAGGTGAAAACGGCTGCGGAATGCTGATTGGGAAAGTCTTTCAAACAGATCCGTCAAGTTATACTCTTTGTCTGGAGATGTATGATTTTCCTTGTTTTCTGAAGAGACAGAATCTTTATGATGATCTTCTTCTTTCTCCTCAGGAAACAAATTGAGCTCTACATATCTAGCATGGTTTGCCCTTGAATCTTTTTTCATATCTGTTTATCTCCTATATCTGTTTATCTTCTATATCTGTTAATTCATCTGTTTCTTCTATGCTTTTCTTCTGGGTATTCGGCAAGAATCCTGCAATGATGCCGAGCAATGGCAGGAAGGCACTCACCTGGAAGATAAACTCAATACTGG